ACCAGTAGCCATAGATGCGCCACGCGAAGCTCTTCGATGGGTCTTCGGCCACACGCACCGTGATGTCACGGGAGATGTGCAGGCCTAGGGCTCGGCGGGTGAAGAAGAGGCAGAACAGTTCGCCCGGCGCTGGGGCGAGCAGTCTCGTGGACATGATCCACGTGAAGCCCATCCATGAAGGAACGATGCCGTACTGGCTGAGTTCATCGAGACCCTGTCGCACGTAGTCCTTCGAGGTCTGCTCGGTCAACTGCATGAGCTTGCGCACCTGCGTTGGACCGACGATGGCGACCTTGGGTACGTCGGGATCGATGTCGTTCTCCATGAACCGTTCTTGAATGGCCGTGATGTCATCGAACGAGATGGGCGCTGCGCCCGTCCCGATGGTCTGACTGGCCGGGAGTGCTACTGCACCGCCACTGCCGTCGGTGGCGTCACCCGTTGCGTTCTCGATAATCAAGTCATCGACAGCGCGCCGTAGTGACATGGCGATGTTCTGAGCGATGTTGGAGTTGGGGTCGACCAGCATCTGCACGATGTCTTCCTGCTCGGTCGCCTCACCTGCGTCGAACGTGCGCGTAAGCGATACGCGTCTCGACCAGGGAAGCTCCTGCACAGGGGTGTCCTGCAGTACGGTGGTCTTCTCCGATGCTACGCCGGCACCGAGACGCTCCCAGTTGTGCTTCTCGCTCTGCTCTGCGCGCTCGGTCACGTGTGAACGTAACTTTGTCGCAGCCTGCTGCGCGAGATGGCGCACGATCTGCTCGAAGGTCTCAATGTAGACGTTGGAGATAGAGACGGCCATTAGGCTGCCCTCCTACGTTGGTCCACATGTCCTTCGCAGGGGTAGCCCGGTTGCCCGGACCCGTTGCTTGCAGACAAGCCTGGTCTGCCGGCAGGGGTCGAGGGGGCCGCGGACGCGGTAATCCCCTCAGTGGTGGTGTATAGCGCCAGCGTCCGCTGACTGCAACCCGCCAGTGTTTCTACGAACACCCCCTAGTTCGTGGAAAGCTAGCCGAGCCCCGCTCGCACCGGGTGCTCTTGGCTGGCCGTGGGGTTCGCCTGCTTCATGTACTCCAGATGCTTCGCCACCATCTCCGCGTGCTGCGGGTGGTGGTCGTCGAGGAACGCCGGGTTGGCCCGCACCTCGGCGGCACGCGCCCTGGCTTCCTCTGGCGTCACACCGGTCGGCTGGTTGCCCTCGCCGGTCCCCACCATCTGCATGCCCTCGCCCAGCAGGCCGTCGGCCATCTGGCTGAACATCTTCAGGATGTGCGGCGGCACGTTGCCGGCGGCAAGCTCGGTGCGGAAGCCCTCGGTGCCGGCGTACTTCCCCACCAGGTGGTCGATCTTCTTCACCTTGTCGGGGTAGGTGACGCCCCACTCTGCCTTGAGCGCGGTGATCTCCTGGTCGTGGCCGTTCTTCAGCGCGCCCACCGCGGCAAGCTGGTACTCGTTGAAGCGCTTGTAGATGCCATCGGCCTGCACCTGCGTCATGTCGAGGTCGTTGGCCCAGTTGCGGTACTGCGCCGTCATCGCCTCGTCGAGATCGCCGCCCTCTGGCGGTGTGAATGTGTATCCATTCCCGTCCTCGGGCGCGCCGAGCTTGCGCTGCAGTGCCTTGATCTGCTCGGGGTTCTCCGGGTCGGGCATGTAGTAGACGCCCGGCACGCGCTCGGCGGGCTTCGTGTGGAAGGCAGTGCGGTCATCGGTGCTGGCCTCGGGGCCGGGGATGCGCAGGCTGTCGCCCTGGTAGGCCTTGAGTTCGACGGCGTTCTTCACGAACGTGGGGAAGTCAGGCGCCTCGGTCACGAGCGCCGGCAGTTCGGTGCCTTCCGCGGAGAGCCCCGCGTACCACGGTGTGCCAGGACCAGGACCACCGCCGCCAGCAGCAGGCAAGCCACCACCGCCACCAGGCCCACCGCCACCACCGCCGCCGCCAGCTTCTTCCATCACTGGATACCGAGTTGTCCACATGTTGTTCACTCCACTTTGAAGTCGATCATCTCTTCGAGCCACACCCAGACCGACCGCTGGCCCGCATTGAAGCCGTGTTGGGTTGGGTCCACGTGGAACTCACCTGGGAATCGAGCGCGCAGCACATCGAGCAACGCCACGCCGTTGGGATTGTGCAGGGCATGCTTGACGGCATCGGCATCGGGACCAACGGTCTTGCGCCTTGCCTCACGCAGCCTGTCGGTGGGCGTGGGCGGTGGCTTTAGCTCACGCTGCTTCTCCACCACCCACTCCTAGCTGCTGCCCTACCTGTTCAAGCATCTTGTCGGCTCCCTCTTCGCCGAAGCCCTCGTTGAGCGCAGCCTTGCCTTTGCCCATTGCCTCCATGGCCTGGCCTTCGCCTGCCGCCTGCTGCGCCACACGCTGCCGGGTCATCGCCTCCTCGCGGGCCTTGCGCAGTCGCTTAATCTCGATCTCGCTGCGCATGTTGGTGGCCGGCACACCGAGGGTCTCGCCAAGCTCGCGAGCGAACTGATCGAAGTCGACGTTGTCCAGAATGTCTGGCTTCAGCTGCGCAAGAGGCGCCAGGTTGCTCACCCAGCGGTTCATGCTGTCGGCCTCGGTCATGCGCTGCGCCCTGGCGAGCGGCCCGGTGTACTCGATGTCCATCTCCCCGCCGGCCTCGCGAAGTGCATCAGGCACCTCGGGCAGCTGGCCGGCGCGCATCAGTATCTTGAACGTGCGGCTGACGAGCGGATCGAGGAAGTCATTCTGCAGGCGGCCCAACGTGGGACCGAGCAAGCGCTGCATGAGTTCGTAGCGGACGTTCACCTCGGTCGCGGTCATGGCCGGCGACTCTTTGAGTTCCAGCTGGTCCACGTGGAACGTGGTGCGTATCGAGCGCTGCAGGGTGTCCCTCTGAAGCTCGGACACATCGAAGCGCGCCCCGCTCTCGTAGGGCTTCACGTCGTTGATGTCCTGCACCACCACCACGCCGCCGGGCTCCATGTCGAGATCACCCATCACACCGCGCTGGGTGGTGAGCGTGACCGGGTCGAGCACCTTCTCCGCGGCGCGCAGGATGAGGTTCACCAGTTCGTTGAGCGTCAGAATGTCGGGCAGTGCCAGCATGGCCGGCGAGCACCCCCACTGGCTGCCTGACATCATCCGCCAGCGTGCGACGAAGGCCGGCATCTCGTAGTAGCCACCCTCTTCGCCGATGGGCTGCGCGTCGTCGGCCATGACGTAGCGCCAACCATACGGTCGTTCGAGCACACCGAGCGGCTTGCTGGTGTCGGCGCTCTTCTTGTCCTCGCGTCTGAAGATGCAGAACAGCACCGTGTACTTGCGATCAATCTCCGCGGCTGAGTCGTAGGCGGTGCGAATCTTGGCCGGCGTGTCGTCGCCGAACTTGCTCACGATCTGCCCGGCGGTCATGTCCATCTCGCGGTACAGGTTGCGCACGTCCCTGTTCCAGTCCATGTCGAAGTAGCAGCCGCGGATGTGGATGACCTGGAACTGCACGCCTTCCCACGTGTCTTCGCTCTCGGTCTCTTCGACCAGTACGGTGGTGCCGAAGCACACCAGATCCATGTACGCCTCGGCGGCCTCGATGTTGAAGTTGCTGTCCTGCAGCGCCATGAACACGCGGTCTTCGCACTCTTCGAGCCACTCCTTCGCCTCCTTCATCTTGTTGAGGTCGTCAGTGCGGAAGCGTAGGCGGAACCACTTCGTAGCCGGCGAGGTGAGCGCGCCGTGGATGCTGGCAGCGAGTGACTGCGCAGCCATCGGTGCGGTCGAGTCGTAGAGTTCGCGCCGTCGCCACGTGAGTTCGTGCTCGCTCTTCTCCTCCTGAAAGAACTTGCCGCGGCCTGGACACACGAAGCGCTCGATCAGCTGCCAGTGCTCCTCGACGGTCTTGCGCAGTGAGTAGTGCGCCTGCCAGCGCTGTACGATTTCACGTGGATGCATGATCGGTCCCCTTGTCTAGCTCCTGGCGCACACGCTCCTCGCACACCTTCAGCCATGCCACGGCTTCGGCGTTGTCGTTCAGTGCTGGGTCAGTGAAGTACAGCGTGAAGTCGAAGTCAGGCGGCATCGTCGTCACCCTTGAGCAGGAAGCCCAGGTCAGCGCCACCGGACAGTGCGCGGGTGTTCATCACGTTGTTGAACTCTTCGAGCTTCGTGCGGCCCATGATGACCACGTCCACCGGTAAGTCGCCCTGCGTCACAAGCTCGTCGATGCCCACAGCGCTGTAGGTGATGACGGCAGCACGACAGTCGAACTCCTGGCACCTGCGCGGTGCTCTGTCGTGAATCATGCAGCCTTCTCGATGCGGGCCAGGGTCATCGCCGACAAGGCCGAGGTACACGCACGCACCGTCCACTTGGTTGAGTCGCCACTCGCCCTTGTCGTCCTGGTGCGCAGCACCGCGGAACCTGCCCACGTCGGCAGCATCGAGCTTCACGCCATCGTGACCACGACAACACGCGGTGCAGCCGTCGCAGTCGATCTCGAAGTCTTCAGACTTGAACGAGTCGACGAGTACTGCGATGGCCGGCGTCAGTGCGTCCTTAGACACTCACGCCTGGCGGCAGCTGCCCGCCACCCGTACCGGGACCACGTCCTGCGCTTCCACCACCCTTCGGCGACTCGCCATGCCCACCAACCGGCACGCCGGGAGGCAGCTGGCCGGGGTTGCCGACCTTCATCTCGCCACACGTTGGACCAGGTGGCAGTGCAGCGTCGCCTGTCGCCGGCATTGCGGGCCGCACGTCGACATCGACGGGGCCTGGCGGCATCGGGTTGCCGCGGTTGCCGGCGATGACA